AAGAGCGTATTTTGTTAGCCACACATTTGACGCTAACTCGTCGTTATTGAAGTAGTTCTTAAGTTTTCCCAATTTAATTCCCATCCTTGAATTGTTTATATCTTTCTTTTAATTTTTCTGACTGCTGTTTCGCGGCATTAACTTGAATTTCACCGATTGTTTCACCTGTCGAAGGCAGCACATCAATCTTAACTCTGCTGAGATCCATTTTGGCTGGATAAACAAGCCCATCTGGACCGAATCTGTTCTTGGCGACAAACATTCGCCCTGTATTATTATTTTTATCGTCGATTGTTCTGGACACTGAGCAAATAAAGTCAGCAACAAAACATTTGCTGTATGCCTCGGAGATTGCTTCCAAGGTCACGACTTCAGCATTTAGACCTGAACGATTAGTTTGAGATGCTGTCCAAACTGGACATTTATTTTCTTGTGCAATGGCTCGTAGTTCTTCATAGATTGATTCCAAGTCGTGCCTCTTCTCTCTCGTAACAGTAACAGGTTTTAGCAAGTCTCCATAGTCTACCAGAATCATGTCAGGCTTTATATCTCTTTGTTTGAGCTTTTCTATATGATTCTTGATCGTCTGAGTGCTGGCAGACTTCGTTGGGTACTCTTTAATAATTAGCTTGCCAGGGACTTCAAGCACCTTTTCATAAATCATTTCTTTAAAAGAATGCATCTCGGACAGAGAAACTCCAGTAATACAGCTATCATAGCGAATACCAATACTTGTCTCTTGTAGCTCAAGAGTATAATGAATGACCGTCTTTCCTTTCAAAAGCGCCTGGGCTCCAAGATGGACGAGCACCATAGATTTACCTGCTCCTGTAGGCGCAATCACAACACCAAGCTCGCCGTTTCCAAGACCACCTCGACAGAGATTATCAACTTCATCCCAACCCGTGCTAATTGGGTCGCGTGCTTTAATCTCAAATCGTCTTTCAAAATCTGCTACATAATCATATCCAAAATCTGAATTACTGCCAAGCTTGACAGCCTCAGTGATCACTTTTGCCACTTCATCGTATGAGGAGCTTTTTAACAAACCAACAGACTTGATCATAGCCTCTTTTAAAGTTTGTTTTCGGCAAAAATCAAGCGAAGTGTTCTTTATAAACTCTTCATCTCTTACATCGGTGTTATAAATTCTTGAAAAGTAATCTCTGGTTTGCTTTTTTACTGCGTCTGTCTCATCCTCCAACTCAGTGCGAAGAATCGTCAAGAGAATCTTGGCAGTTGGATGAACATTATATTTTTCTTTGTAGTCAAAAATTCTGTCTACGAATACTTGCAGATATTTCAGTTCAAAATACTGCGTCTCCAGAACCTCTTGGATTTGGTCTGAAAAAGCACGATCTTGTAAGATGAGTGCGGCAAGTCCCTCTTGAAAAGACTTGCCATATTTGCTAAAATTAACTTTGTCTTGAGCGGTCAAACGTCCACCTAATTTATAAATTACATAGGTATTATAACACGGCTGGACAGAGTGTCAAATATTTTATTCAATATCTTCGTACCATTCTTCCATGAATGATTCGCCGGTAATCTCTTCCAGTTTTTTAATCATCTTCTCCATATTCACTCTTACAACTTTTCCAGTTCGCGTGTTTTTGGAGAAATACTGCCACTCACCTTCTGGGGTGTGAGGAGAAATTTGTGTCACATTTTGATTCGAATCGCTAACAAACACTTCCGCATGACCAGATACAATTTTAGAGTATATGTGTGCGTGTCCGACAAATAGAGGTGGATCAGTTTTACTGGTACTTCCATCTTCTTGATAGCAATTTAGCGCGACATATCCTTCTACTGTCACATCATCCTCCACAGTAAGTGTACCGCTCATAATTGCGTCACCATTAACATCAAGCGTGGCATTTGCAGCCACGCCAGTTTTTCTAATACCAACTCTTTGGTTTTGACCGAAAACTCTAATTGTGTTTTGATTATTAGTTCTGAGAATAATATCTTTTACATTCTCATTCTCAATAAAAAGGTGCTCATTAACATTAATCTGCATCGCAGCAGCCATATTGCCATCTTTATAAAAAGCAATTTCTTTTAGATTGTCCGCATCTCGCGTATGTAGCACCATTAGCGCTTGTGCTGAACCTGTTAGTTCAAGAGAGCCTGTCAGGACTGCTCCGTAGTTGTTAATAACGAGTCTTTGAGTGCCGTCTGTCTCCAAACTAATTTGGTCTTGTTCAAAATCAATGCCGGTGTCGGCATCGTCCTCAAACTTAATGTCTCCGAACTCTCGTTCGTCTCTTGAAAATTTATAAGCCATATTATAATTAGTTCTTAAAAAAAAGGATGCCCCCCGCAAGGAGGGGCACCCAGGAATATTCAATCGAAATTGAAAAGGAGTATGATTAGATGATACCCCAGTTGTTAGCCTCAAGGTAGACGAAGCTGGCAGCAGCGTAGTCAGACTCAAGTTTGACTTCTGTAAGTCCATCGATTGTGTGTGAACCTTGACGAGCAACAGTAAGACCGTTTCCGTCACCTAAGTTTCCAGCCTTAACGACAACAACGTCGCCAACGGTCGGAGAACCAGGAAGCTGAACAGACTTAGCAGCAGAGCCAGTGTAGAAGTTGTAACCCTCAGAGAGTGAGTTTCCATCATCAACCACGCGAACGTCACCAGACTGTACAGAAAGAACACCGTTGCTAGCAGCAAGACCAGCACCAGCCATAGCGGACACGAGATCAGCAATAGACTCTTTCTTGGAGCTATCGTCGGTAGCGTCAACAATAGCAATGCTATCAGCAGACACATCAACAGTAGCAGCAGTCAACTCATTAAGATCAAGCTGGAGAGCGTTGGAGCTATAAGCAAGACCGTCGCCAGCAGCGTTAGAATTAATCATAGAACCTTCAACTGCGTTAGCAGCGATAGTGAGAGCACCGCCGTCAGCGATGGTAGCGTCACCGCTAACAACACCAAAGTAGTGATCGCGAAGGGAATCAAGACCAACTCTCTTAAGAGTGCCGCCGTCAGAAATTAAGAACTCGTCCTCATCAGCAATGTCTGCGTGAGCCAATTCAGCTTGACCACTAATAACATTGTCGTTGAGCATTCCTTCTTCGACTGCTCCAGCAGCGATGGTAAGAGCACCACCAGCAGCAATTGTAGCATCACCAGAAACATCACCGAAGTACAAGTCGCGTAAGTCAGTAACACTTTCTTTCTTCATGAGACCGTCATCAGCATCAAGGAAGTAAATGGAGTCAGCATCAACAGCAGCAGCATCAGCAACGCCGTCAAAGCGAACAGTACCGGCAGCGAGAAGGTTACCAGAACCAGAAAGCTGAACAGCAGTAATGTTACGAGAATCATCGATGACGAGTCCGTCTTTAACCTCGTAAGACTCAAAGTTAGCTTTGAGACCTTCAACGTCAGCAGAAGCAGAAAGATCGCCTGCGATGCGGAGTTCGTTGTCAGCAAGCTGAAGAAGATTAGAATCAGTTGAAGTTCCGATATATCCAGAAGAGTCAACTGTGACACCGCGACCAGCGAGACCAGTAGAACCAGAAACAGCACCAGCGGAAGCAGCGAGGTTACCGCCTGTGAATGAACCAGCACCTGCGACAACGAGCGAGCCGTTGTTAAGGGTTAAGAGGTCGTTGTCTCCGGCTGTGCCGATGACACCACCTGTGTCGATGCGAAGACCTGCGCCATCAATACGAGCAGAAGCAGACATAGCGCCAGCGACTGCGACGTTGCCAGCGGTAAGTGTTAAAAGGTCAGTATCTGTAGAAATACCAACTTTACCACCAACGTCGAGTTTTAAATCACGACCAGAAATCACCTCTGAGCCGGAAATTGTTGTGACGTTGGCAAGAGCGCGAGTAGAGCTAATGATAGTGTTACCATCGTGCTTTAACTCGAATTCTCCAGAGCCATCATCCTTGATGTCAATGGATCCCTCTTGATCAACAGCACCGGACAAGATAGCAGGTCCGTGTTGGAATAAATAAGCCATATTTTGTTTATCTCCTATAAGTTAAAAATATGTGAATGTAGTTACCCACCTAAAGAGCCGTTTTATAAAAACGACTCAATAAATGTGTTACCCATCCACCCATATATAGGAGAAAGATTTGAAGAGTGAATATTTTTTGTATCTTCTGTGAAAAAAAATTAGAAGATATAAAATTTAGTCAAACCATCTGTATAAATCTGGATTGAGGCGTAAGCTGACTCTAACTTAACTTGCCCTTGACCATCAATTGTTTGCCCAGGCACAGAGCAAGAAATAATAATATTTTGTGCTGGAGCTACACCGCCCTCGTCTTTAAAAACCCAAGTTTGTCCATCGGCTGCTGTAGCCGCATCTGGAAGTGAAAAAGTAAAAGAACCTCCAGTAGAGTCTGCCGCAAGATAATAGTCAGCGGGAGTTACTGTGTAGTCACCAGTTCTGACAAAACGCTTATGAATCAAGCCGCCACTCAACTCTGCCACACCAACAACATTAAGAATACGTGCGTCTGGGGCGCTGCCACTAAAGAGGACGCTCGCGGTTGCAATCTGTGTTCCATCATCGGAGCCTGAGAAAATACCATTCCCAGTTCCGTTTCCGTTACTTGCGGTGTATGTGTTAAACGAAGCTGTGGTTGTAAACGTTGACTCTAAAGATCTTTGATATCCTCTTGGTAGTTTTCCACCAAAACCTCTTCCGAATCCCATTAGCCGACTCCCAAAGAGCCAGTCCAATTATGCTGTAATTGATTTTTGTGAATACCAGTCATGCCTGCAATAACAGAAGCTGAGGATGAAACGGCTGAATGCGCCATCAGATAAAGACGACTAACTTTATAATCTGCGGTAAAGCTCTCATCGTTAAAGAGTACAATATAGTTGGTGCCCTTTACACCATTCTCTGAGAAACCAAGACGAAGCGGAGCGTCTGCTAAATCGACTGAGATTTCGTTCTTTACAATAATAAATTTTGACACTCGATCAAAATCGATTTGTAGGACGACTGGATCGCTGGCGAAGTCAGGTCCAGGGTTGATGTCAAGCGAGGCTGTAGCGTAAGGACTCGAACTAACTTGGAACGAGCCTACATTATGTAGCCCTGCCTGATATGAGTTAAATGTTGACACTATTACTCCTTAAGATTTTGTTGTTCTTTTATCGACTGCATCTTATCATAAGCTTCGCGCTTTGCGTCGGAGAGCTTGCCGAGATAATCATTTCGTCTCAATACTTTGAAAGCGAGGTTTTCAACAGAGTATGCACCAACAGTTTCTAATCCTGTTTTTCTCATCTTGCGAATCTTTTCTTTTAGCTTGTCCGCATACTTTTCAGCTTCCTCGTACTTGCCGTCATCGATAAGAGGTTGGAGACGATCAATCTGGTCCATAAGACCTGCTGCCTTTTTCTTTACATTATCTTTGTCAAAGTCTTGCTTGTCAAGAACTGGTTTCTTAATCCACTCATCATTTGAAATAGAGTAAAGTCCTTGTGCTTCATGTGGGTCGTTGACATCTTGAACATAGATCTCGACCTCGTAGCCTTTGATAAGAATATCGTGGAGACGGTTCCAGATGGACTTCATCGCGTTGAAGTATTCTCTGACTAAATCTGTCTTATCGTCAACATCAGAGAAGTCTACAAGAATATGAAGGTCTACATCTGAAAATTTAGAGTAGTTGTGAGCAGCGAGAGAGCCTGTAAAGGTAATGTCGTCATACTCCGCATCACCTACTTCAAGTGAGTTCCAAAAATCATTTGCGATTGCAATCAACTTTTGCCTAATCTCAGGATCAAGTCTGTCGTCTTCTTGGTTCCAAAAGTCTTTGTTGAGTTCGTCGTGAAACTCAAAGCTTGATAAGTCTACATCCTCTGGATCGTTTTGTTCGTTGATAAAGTTTTTAAAGTTCTTAACAAGAAATTCGGAGTTCGGCTGTGTGCTAACCGAATCTCCGAATGTTTGTCTCCATTTATTATAAAGTTTCATACTAATAAATAGTTTTATCTTCGCGAATCTGCTACAATCTTATTCATCCAAGCGTACATATCAACGAAATTAACAACACCAAAACCATCTTCAATCATCATAGCCTTGACAGTTGTTTTAGCAAACTCTGCCTCAAAGTTGTCGAGGGCATAATTAATTTTCTTTCTACCCTGAACACTTACACTTGGAGTGTAAAGCTGCATAAGGCGATAGTTCTCTTCTACCCTGTCTCGGTTTTCAAGAACATTAGTATACGCCTTAACCTTGCCTGCATGTTGTTGCGAGTATTCCATCAGCGTGTCGATATCATAAGACACATCTTCCGATAAGAACGGAAAACGCTTGGAGATAGTTGGAAGCCCAACTCCACCGACGCCTGGAAGGTTATCTGACTTATCACCAGCAATCGCACGGGCAAGAGCAAAGTTCTTTGGGTGGATGCCGTGCTCTTCGACAAGGCTCTTTTGATTAACAATCTGTTTTTGAATGGGGCGGAAGACGATGGTCTCTCCATCGCACAACTGAAAGAAGTCTTTGTCAGAGGACACAATAACTTTTTGCCATCCAGCAAAGCTTGGATGCTGAACAACCACACTAATAATGTCGTCTGCTTCTACGGCTGGCAACATAAGCTGGACAATAGGCAGTTCGTTTAGATACTCCACAAGTCTTGTCTGTTGCCAGATCTTGTTTGAAACTTCTTCGTTCTCGGTGAGGTTACGAATGTCTCGGTTAAGACGGATAGGTTTTCGACCTTCTTTGTAGCCCTTGTTCTTGGACTTGCGCCTTTGACTACCGCCCTCACCATCCCAGCAAATTACAACTTGGTCAGGCTTTGTTTCCCTGATAAGCTTCTGGAGGGATTGTAGGAAACCTTTCAATCCTCCGATGGGTTGTCCGTTTGTAGATAAACTTGGGTTCACAATATAGTTGCGGAACATCAAGTTGAGAGCGTCAATTACAAGTAGTCGTTTCATAATATAGATGGTGCTTGAGGCGGGAATCGAACCCGCATGCTCAGATGAGCGAGGGATTTTAAGTCCCTTGTGTCTACCTATTCCACCACTCAAGCATGATAATAATATAGCATTATCCTTAATCGTTGTCAAGGATTTTATTAAAAAAAATGCCCCCAAGAAGGGGGCGATTTATTTGTCATCGACGATGACGACGATGCCTCGCGTGGCGTGGAGGAGGCGCTGGTCGCTTTCGACCTTGAACCCAACGAACGTGTGTACGGGGGTGGCGATTTAGCATATGGCGATCCACATACTTAACACTCCAAGTTCCACGAACCCAGACACCATTGGCACGATAATAGCCTGGGGTCCAGACCCAAGCCTTAACTTGGTGGTGAGGCACTTGAACATGCGGTTGAGGGGGATGAGCGTGTGCAACACACCCAGAAAGAAACGCTCCAAACAGAGCGGCGGTAATAAGTGATTTCATCGTTTTAACTCCTGTTCTATAGACGAATAATTAGTTTTTTTATTCATCTTTTTCTTCATAAAAATCTGCTGCGTTTCCTTCACGCTTATCGAACTTATAAATAACTTCCTCGTCCATGATCTCATAGACTCTCGCACGGAAGTCATCGTCAGCCATACGCTCGGTCCACTTGGTTGCTTGGAACTTTGGACCCAAGGCATTTCCAGTGGAATCCATAAGAGTATACCAAGCACCTGTGCGAACAAGGCTGGAGGAAGATCCAATAGCATCAAACAAACTCTCGTCGTCTTGGATGCCAATCTCGTCACCCCAAAGGATGCGGAAGTTACATTGTCGCCCTTGAGTTCCAAAGCGAGACTTCTCAAGCTTAACCTTAACCTCCGAACCGATGCGGAACCCCTTATCATCTACAACAAAAGATGCCTTGGCTTTTCGCCCAGTCAACCAGATGCGAAGCGAGTAGGCATAAATCATAGCCTTTCCGCCTGGAGTGACATAAGGAGTTGTCAAAGCCTCAGAAGGTGAGCGAGTGATATTAGACTTCAACTGGTTCAGCACCAAGAAGGTAGACTGTGAGTTTGCGATAGGCACAGTCAACTTAGACATACCCTTCGCAAGAATACGAGCCTTTACAGCCATAGAAGACTGCGGATTAAAATCGCCTTCAATATCTGAGATGGCTGGTGTCAAAGCCAGCGAATCCCAGATAAACAACATACGGTTTTCGTTGTTGGCAAGAAGGTCTTCAATAGTTTCCAAAACAAACTCTACTGAGGTTGCCTGAACATAAAGAAGTTGATTCAAGTCACATCCTGCTCGCTCTAAGAATGATGGATCAATCGCAGACTCTGAATCAAAATAAATAACATCGATGCCCATCTTTTGAGCATTCGCAGCAATCTGTGCTGCCATATAAGATTTGCCTGTCGCCTCAAGACCTGCAATCTCTACTACCTTGCCAACAGGAATACCAGAAAGTTGACCACGGCAAACAATAGAGTCCAGCCAGCGAGAGCCAGTTGGAATCCAATCTTTTACCTCAGTAGGGTTTTGCTCGGTCAAGTCGTGTGCGACATTAAGACCAGCCCTCTTATTAATGAGGGCACGCATATCAGACAAGTTTAACTTGCCAGCTTTTGTAGTTTTAGCTTTCGCCATTCTCATTTAATCTCCAATATAAAGGTGTGAGGCACCTGATAACCCTGTGCCTCCCTGTGGGCGCGGGGATTACGCTCCCATGAGTTCGTTGAAGGCAGCATCAACAGAGGATACTGTATCAGTGGAGGGAGGAGGGGTTGTGGTATCAGTGCCCTCGTTGGTGCCTTCTTCACCAAGCAGGTAAGCATCTAACATAGCGCCTACATCTGCTGGCGTCTTACGCTCAAAGAGCGTGTCGAATTCTGGAATGCTTTCAAGCAATTCCGCGCAGCGGTCATCACCGCCAACTGCCTCATCGCAGAGAACAGAAGAGCGACGACGGGGAGTGAGCTTCGTTTGAGGGAAGCTTGCTCCGGGGGGTTTACCGTAGTGGAGAACGAGATCAGTTCCCGTGTCCGTGTCGGTAATGTCTCCGTATTCTGGGTTAAGAACAAGGTTAAGCAATTGCTCGTAGACCTGTTTGCCATATCCCCAGATACGAACACCTTTATCTTCCTCGCCTCTTACGAGAACGGGGGAGAAGAATCGTTGACGTGCCATAAGCGACTTCGCCATCTTAATGCTTTCTTCGGTGCCCTCGTTGAAGAGCTTACGAACAAAGTCGTTAAGTGGGTCTTCCTCACCGAAGTTCTTCTTCGGGCTAAGGAAGCCTGGATTGTTGCCCACATTATAGTGGAACCAGAAATCCTTGAAGGGGTCGCCATCGGCAGTAGGGACAATACGAATAGTCTGTTCGCCGTCTTGTGGACGCCAGAATGTATCGCGATTGCCTCCGCTGCCTCTACCTTCGAGCGCTGCCTTGCGCTCTCTCATTTTATCTAGATTAATTGCCATTTTTATCTCCTTGTTGGTTTGTGACTGGTTGGTCTAGAGTCAAAGCGATAAATCTCTCGCTTTGCTGTTATAGATTGTAACATAGTTTTATTCTTCTGTCAAAGAAATTTCAAAAAAATCTGGGTCGAGTGGAATGGTGACGGTAAATCCAGTTGCCAACTCACACTGACAGCCTTCGCCATCAAGTGCAATGAAGTCTCCCATAAAGAGGACGCAAGTGATTTCACATCGCCCAACTTGCTTGCCAAGGTCCATGCCATTTTTATAAACCTGGAATGCAGCAAAAGTGCTGACCATCGAAAGAACAAACAGAGTAGTCATTCTTTTCCAGTGGTTTTTAAGAAAGGTTAGTGCGGTTTTCATATAAATCCTAATTGTTGGTCTTCTCGGTGTTTACAACCAAGTAGCCGTAGTTTTGCTCGTAAGAGGTAGAGTAAACCTGAAATCCAGCACGAACTTCTTTGCCAATGTTTTTATTAATATTGTCGGTTAGTGTTCGCAAAAGTTTTCCGTCTGTTTCTAAAACTTTTGAGTTGATAGCATAATAATAACACTTCTCTCGGATGTTGTCAAGGGAAAAAAACAATTTTTCTTTGC